TGCGCGACGGCGGCGACAATCCGAGGCTGCGCGCGCTGGAAAAGGACATTGCCGATGGCCGAGTACGGGAGAGGGAAGACGGCGAAGGTTCATCACGATCCCGCCGCGCGCCCGCCGAAGATGGGAGGTCGAGTGGCGAACGACGTCGCGCCAATGAAGCGGAGCGCGATGATGCCGCCGCCGACGACCGACACTCAGGAGCCGATGATGAGCCGGAAGACTTCTGGGCCATCGCCGCCGAAACCGACGACCTTCCACGGTCAGACGAGCGCGGGGAGACCGAGACACGACGGGACGTCGCCGAAAGGGACTCCGAGCGCGACTCCGAGGCCGAAAAGTTCGAAGTAACCGCGGACGGCGAGACTTTTCACGTCACCGTCGAAGAGGCTTTGCGGGGTTACAGCCGCGAGCAGACATTCCACAAGCGCCTGGCTCAACTCAATCAGTTCAGCCAGGAGTTGCAGCAGCGCCAGGGTTATGTTCAGCAGACCTTCGCTCAGTTGCAGAAGGCCAAGCAGGACTACGAGGAGGATGTCGTCAACATGCTCCCGGCCGAGCCCAATTGGGACCAGTTGTTCGCAGTGGACCCCGCCGGCGCGCATGCTCAGCAAAAGATCTTTCAGACAATCTACAGCAAGCTTGCGGCCTCTCGCCAAGCACGGGCTGAGAGGGAGGGCCAGGCTCAGCAGGAGCGTGATCGACAGGTCCAAGACTACGCGGTAAAAGGCTTTTCGAAATTCGTTCTGGACAACAAAATCCCGGACGAGCCAACGCTGAAGAAGCACTTGCAATCGATGCGGCGCACCGCGGCGAATGCTGGTTTCAGCGAGTATGAAGTCGCCACAGTATACGATCCACGTATGTTGACCGTATTACTAAAGGCGAGCAGGTATGATCGGATGATGGCGGCCAGACCAAGGGCTGTCATCCCAGGCAAAGGTCGAACGCTTACTCCCGGTGCCGCTACACCCCTCAATGGGAATGGGCAGCGAAGAGGGCTCGACGAAGCATTACGCCGACAGGCGAGCAGTGGATCGCTAGACGCGACCGCCGAAGTGTTTCGTAGGCTACTCTAACGGGAGTTCCCCATGGCAAAAGTTACTAATGCCTTCACCACCTATATGGCGGTGGGCAATAGAGAAGACTTGTCGAACGCGATCTATAACATCGACCCCTTCGACACGCCGGTGATGTCGGCGATTCGCAGGCGCAACGTCAAGAACAGGTTCTTCGACTGGCAAACTGAACACTTGCCCGTTGTTAACCCGACCAATGCGCAAGTTGAAGGTTTTGTTCTCGCCAACTCGCCGGCCCAGCCGACTATTCGGATGCAGAACGCGACCCAGATCTCCGAGCGCGACGCCACTGTGTCAGGTTCGCAAGAGGAATCGGACGCCGCGGGCAAATCTTCGGAAATGGCGCATCAGATGGCCATGGCTTCGAAGGTTTTGAAAAGCGACATGGAGACGGCATTGTGCTCGCGCCAGGCGCGCAATGATGGCGTCGACGGCACCACGGCGCGGGTCACCGAATCTCTGACCCACGCGATTGCGACCGCGGTGTCGAAGACGGGAGGCGCGGGGGGCGCGGTTTCGCCCGACACCCCCGGCACTCTGCCGGCGACTCAGTACGCCGCCTTCCCTGCGCCTGGCACCCCGGTTGCCTTGACCGAGGACATGTTGGGCAATGCGATGCAGCTCGCCTACGTGAATGGCGCGTCGCCGTCGCTGTGGGTGGTGCCGCCCGGGCCCAAAAGGACGGTTTCGACCTTCGTTGGTCGCTCGACCACCCAAGTCCTGGTGGGCAAGACTGAGGTCGTCTCGACGGTCGACGTGATCGCTACCGACTTCGGCCGGGTGAAGTGCATTCCTTCCCGATGGGTGCCGCCCGACGTCGGGCTCTTGCTCGACCCGGATTACGCGGCTTTAGGGTTCTTCCGAGCGTTTCGGCAGTACCTGATGGCGAGGACGGGCGACGCGGAGACCCGTATGATCGTCGTCGAGTGGGGGGTGGAAACTCGGAATGGACTAGCTCACGTTCTGTTTAACGGAATTGCCCAGGCTCCTCCGGCTCCGTGACATGGGCGAGGCGCGGCGAAAATATGAGGCGCGCGACGGTGTTGCGCGCACTCTAATCTACAACACGGATCAGCCTGATCGGTTCCATGTCCTTACGCAAACGGACATCGAGCCGATCCTCGAAGGCATCGCGCGCGACCGGGAAACGATGCGCCACGGCGTCAACAAGGTCGTGGCGCGCCTGCCGAAGTTCATTGTCGAAGATCTGATCCATCGCGGCGTCTATCACGACGAAGACGCCTTCAAGATCTGGCTCAACGGTCCAGAGGCGACGCCCTGGCGGATCTGGCAGGGGAGGGTCTAATGCCTTACGAGCGCAAATTCTTCTTCGACACGGTCCGTAAAGACCTGTTCAACGGCACGCTGACCCAATCTCAGGTCGACGGCATGAACTATCTGCTCGAGGTCTGGGAGCAGCATTTCGAGGCCGCCAATCCGAACGACGGCACGATGTGGCTCGCCTATGCGCTGGCGACATTTTACCATGAAACTGCGTACACCATGCAGCCGATCGAGGAATACGGCAAAGGCGCAGGTAAGTCCTACGGCAAGCCGGTCGCGCCGCACAATGTGGCTTACTATGGCCGTGGCCATGTCCAATTGACTTGGGATACGAATTACAAAAACGGCCAGCAATACCTCAAGGATCGCTACGGCGTCCACGCCAACATCTATCCTGAACCGCATTTGATGCTGCACGCCTCGACTTCGGCCTTGGTCAGCTACGACGGCATGATCCACGGCTGGTTCACCGGCGTTGGCCTGCCGAAATATCTCTCGAAATCGAAGAATATCGAGGATCCGGTTAACGCGCGCCGAATCGTCAACGGCACTGACAAAGCCAGCACGATTGCGGAGTATTACTGGAAGTTCAAGAAAGCCCTCAAACAGATTCCGGCCGCCGCCCCGATGGTGGAGGCCGAGCTCCCCGGCCTGCCTGCTGGGTCCGCCATGCCGGAGCCGAGCTGATGAATGGCCGCCAACGACCTTGTCGTGCCGCCCCCGACGCCGCGGATCATGGACTATCCGGCGTCTATAGGATTGGCGATCGCCGTCGCGTTGACCATCATTCTAGTCATCGTGGCCAGCAAATTCGACCGCACCGGCGGCACGCTGACGATTTCGCTTTTAGTGATCCTGGCCTTTCTCGGGTTGGTCACCTTCTGCGCCCTGTTCACCATTCCGACCGACGAGATCACCTCGGGCGCGATCGGCGGCTTGGTCGCCGCTTTTGGCGCGGTGGTGGCATTTTGGCTCAGTCGAACTCCTCCGAGGCCGCCTGAATGAGTCCGCTCGCCCTTGTCCTTATCATCATCCTGATCGTCGTTCTGCTCGGCGGCGTCGGGCCGATGTTTTATCAGGGCGCGCCGTGGCGGCCCGGTTATGGGTTTGGCGGCAGCGTCAACGGGCTGGTCGTCTTGATCCTGATCGTCGTCATCATCTTGTGGGCGATGGGTAGGATGTGATGGCGGGCTGGCAGGATTGGATCTTTGGCAATCTGCCGCCGCAGCCGGTGCAGCACCCGGCCTCGCATGGGTCGGCGTTTGGGATGAATTACCAGCCGCTGCCGACCTCGCGGAATATCGAAGATCGGCGGACGGGCGCTCCCGCTTTTGATCCTGAAGAGATGGCGCCTTTCATCGATCCTTTTGGGCCCGACCCGGTCAGCAATTCTATGAACAGGGCGGGTAATTTGGTCGACGCGGGCGCGGCCGCTAACCCGGCCAACCCCAACACAGGGGCTTATTCCGCATCGTTTAATCGTTACTTTGCCCCGCCGCCCCAGCAGGGCTGGCGGCAGATGCCGGCTAGGCCGGGTCCGCCGCCTGCGCTCACCTTGCCGTACATCGATCCTCACCAGCCGATTGCGCCGAGTCCGGTCGGCTGGAGTCCGCACAACGACAGTCCGTCGATCGGAACGCCGTTCACGCCTCAGCAAATGTACGCGGCCCAACAAAATCGGCAGCAAGCAGGGATCACGCCGGATCAGATGCAGGGCGCCCTTCAATATTGGCAGGGAGGGGCGCAATGACCGACTTCGCCGATTTCTGCGCTCAGATCGCGGATTACGCGAACCGTGAGGACTGGAGCCAATCGCTTCTTACGAGCTTCGTCCGCGACGCTGAGCAAAAGCTCAATTCTGAGCTCCGCATTGATCGGATGATTAACACCGATGACGCGATCATCGCTTCGTGCTGCGCGCCGATCCCCGATGATTGGCTGGAGATGACCTTCCTCAAGATGGCCGCCAACACGCCGAGCGGCTGGTTGCCGCTGCGCTATCGGCCGCGCGACGAGTTCTTTCGCCTGCCCAACAACGCCTACGCGTTCGGCTATGGCACCCAGATCCAGAGCACTTATGGCTCCTACACCATCGAGGGTCGGCAGATCTATTTCGGCGGCATTCCTGACGAGGTGAACGGCCGCACTTTCCGCATGAGCTATTTCGCCGAAGTGCCGGTGTTCAGCGACGACCAAGACAGCTGGGTCTACGACAAATATCCGTCATTGTACCGCTACGCCGCGTTGATGCACGCCGATCTGCATGCGGTCGGCGAGGAGGACAAGGCGGGGGCGATGAAGCAATTGACCGAGGACATGATCGGCAAGCTCAATTCTGACTTTCAGCGAGCGCGCGCGAGCGGCTCGCGGCTGGCGCGCTCGAGGACAAGGAGTTTCGGCTGATGTCTGGTCTTTCTTCAATCGGCGAAGCGGACGTCATTGCCGCGCTCACCACCAATGTCTGGGTGTCGTTGCACACTGCTGATCCTGGCAACACCGGCGCGAACGAGGTCGTCGGCGGCGCTTATGCGCGCCAGGGGCCGGTGGCGTTCGCCAATTCCGGTTTCAATCCGACCGTGGCCGCCAACACGTCGATCATCACTTATCCGGTGGCGACGGCGAACTATGGCACAATTAACTTCTTCAGTCTGTGGACGGCGGCGGCGGGCGGCAATTTTATTGGCTCCGGCCCGGTGCCATTTCCGATCCCAATCAATACCCAGGATAGCGCGCGGTTCTATGCCCAGACGCTGACGGTGACGGTCGACTGAGATGTCCAACGGCGCGCCTACTGGGCCATCGCTACGGCCCCCGAGCACGACCAATTTAATCACGGACACGTCGCTGCCGATTAATGCTTATGCTTATGGCGCCGGTGAACTGACTGCAATTGGGTTTACCCTTGGTAATAGTCAAATAGTTGGTCCAGATCCTTCGACCGGCCCGATGTGGTTTAACCAATTGGGTTGCATGGCCGGCCCTTCTACAAGGATAAACACCCCGACGAACGATGACGTTATTCCCAATCCTGGCGGGCCGGTCACGGTAACGCTCTATTCGCTCTATACTACAATCGCAGGAACTAACACGGTGGCGCAAGCCACCGTTGATCTAACCAACGCGACCGATGGTCAGTTCTGCTGGAGCGATGTGATTGAACCGTTCCAACTTTACGGCAGCGATTATTATGGACAACTTAATTTCACTATAACAATACAAACCAACGACCCTAATTATTGGTTCTATGGAAATCGCCCCTGTGTGGTGCGGAATGGCGTCAATTGGGGATATCAGGGTGGACCTACGGGTGATTGGATACGCGCCCAAGGCCCGGGCGTCGACTGCAACTACGTCACCTACGCCGATGTTTCCGGCAATCTCGGGCCGAGCGTCGCGCTCAATGCCGATGTGCGCCGTCGCGGCGAGCTGCGCAAAAGCGCGCTCGTCCCGCAGGTGACGCTCGGTGGCGCGATCCGGCGCGCGGGCGAACTGAGGGGCGGTCTTGTCGTGCCGGCTATCGAATTGTCGGGCAATCTATCGGGCGGCCCGCTGTGGAAGCCTGCGCCGCTTTGCACGGGGTGAGAGATGGCTGACACGACCACTACCCATTACGGCTGGGTCAAGCCGGAAGTCGGGGCCAGCCCGACCACCTGGGGCGCGAAGCTCAACGCCGATCTCGACGCTATCGACGCCCAGGTCGCCTTCGCCTCCGCGAATACCGGCGGTATTGGCGACGCGCCCGCGGACGGCAACCTCTATGCGCGCGAGAACAACGCCTGGGCTGTGGTGCCGCCGCCGACTGGCGTTCCCGAAGCGCCGACCACCGGGCAGACTTTTGGCCGCAACAACGCCCAATGGGTGCAGATCCAGCCGAGCATAGTCAGCGAAGCGCCGCTTGATGGATTGCAATATGCCCGGCAGAGCGGGGCTTGGGCGGCGATCGGGGCGGCTGAAGCCACCGGCGTCGAGGAAGCTCCGAACAACGGCGTTTCTTACGTTCGCAACAGCGAGGCGTGGACGCCGCTCGGCGGCCCTTATTTGCCGACAACGGGCGGCACCGTCACCGGGCCAGTCTTCATTCAAGGCAGCAATATGCTGGCTCTGACCGGCGCTGTTGGCGCTATTCGGTCCGTTCTCGGTGGGACCGGGGTGGGGACGATCAGTTATCGTTGGTCGCTAACGCTCGGCGATCAGACTGCCGAGAGCGGTTCGAACGCCGGGTCGAATTTCAGCCTTACGCCAATTTCTGATGCGGGCTCGTTTCTTCCGGTCGCCCTTTCGATCAATCGGGCGACCGGCGCGGCGACGTTCGGCAATCAGGTGACGATCAACAGCCCGATCGGCAACACGCCTAATCTTCTGCTCAACAAGCCTTCGGCTGGCAGCGCCGCGATCATGGCGCAGACTTCCGCTGGGGTGCCGCGCTGGCAAATGCAGCTCGCCAACGTCAATGCCGAACTCGGGAACGATCTCGGCTCGAATTTCGAGCTCGATTTCTTCAGTGACGCCGGGACGAATAAGGGCGCGGCGCTCACCATCGCGCGTAACACTGGCGTGGCGACTTTCAGTTATGGCGTGACCGTCACTGGCTCCCTCAACGCCAATGGCGGGCTGGCGGTCAACGGCACGTTCGCCATCAGCATCGGCAATTTCATTCTGCTCGGCGGATCGAACGGGCAATTTCTGCAGACCAACGGCTCAGGCGTTCTGACCTGGGCCACGCCGGCCGGTGGTGGCGGCGGGATCCCGGAAGCGCCGACTGATGGGCAATTGTACGGTCGCGAGAACGCTGCTTGGGTGGTGGTTCCGACCGGCGGCGGGGGCGGTATCGCCGACGCGCCCAACGATGGCACGGCCTATGCGCGCAAGAGCGCGGCGTGGGCGCACCTCGCCCACACGGACATCACCGACTGGACAGCGACGCTCGCCAATTATTACCCGACCAGCAATCCGAGCGGCTACCAGACAGCGGCGCAAGTCACGGCGGTCCTTCCGGTCGCTTCGTCGACCACGCCTTCGATGGACGGAACGGCGGCGGTCGGAACCGGGACCACCTGGGCGCGCGCCGATCACGTCCATCCGAGCGACACGACGCGCTACGCGGCAAGCAACCCATCCGGCTATCAGACGGCGGCGCAAGTCACAGCGGCGGTTCCGGTCGCTTCTACCACGACGCCAGCGGCATTAGGCACGGCGGCGGTCGGCGTCGGAACGACTTGGGCGCGCGCCGATCACGTTCACCCGTTGCCGACCTTGGCTTACGCCAATCTGCCGGCGGCGGTGCAGCAATTGCCGATCGCCTTTCCGTTTTCTGGTCAGCCAAGCGCGGGGCAGATCGTCATTGTGCCGATGGCGATCGCCTGCACGGTCGCCGCCAATCTCGTTAACTCGCGCGGCTTCGCGGCGACGACCGCCACGTCGTCAGCGGCGTTCACGCTGGCCAGAATTCCACTCGGTTCGACCACCCCGACAACTATCGGCACGATCACTTTCGCCGCCGGGGCTTCGACGTCGACTTTCACCGGAGCCGGAGCCAGCTTTGCTGCCGGCGACGTGATGCGGCTTGTCGCCCCGGCGACGCAGGACGCCACTTTGGCCAACCTCGGGATTACCATTCTGGCGATGAGGACTTGAGATGCCTAGGGATTACATCGGCATCGTTATGCACGCCGCGAGCGGGCAGGTCGTCGTAGTGATCGACCCCGATGATGACAGCGAACTGGATGATCCGTGCTGGCAGGCGATAACTTGCACACTGCCTGAAGATCCTGTCGATCCCGAAGTTACGCCTTTGGCCGAAACGCTGCCGGTCGATGACGGGTCAACCTACATCGTCAAAGCGCCGCGCAGCAATTACGAAGATCCGTTGACCTTAGAGGATGTGGCGTATCTGGCTGAGTATTATTCATCGTGACCCAGGTCTTTTTCACCTTCATTGGCAACACAAGTTGGCCCGCGCCTGCCGGGTGGCAAGACAGTGTTGCCGCCACCTATGAGGCTGTTGGGGCGGGCGGAAATGGCGGCCCTTTTTATTCCAATTTTCCCGGCCCCGGCGGCGGAGGTGGACAGTACGCGGCGGGTAGCGGGGCAATTCAGGCTGGTGGCAATTTTCCCCTTACGATTACCGTTGCGGCGGGCGGCTCGGGCAATCCAACGCGCATCGCGCTTTGGGGTGGAAGCTTTATGGCGAGCGCTCTCGCCGGGCAGAATGGCCTTACTTATACCGGAGGAGTGGGCGGCGGTGGTGGCGCCGGGTCGGGTGGCAATGGCGGCTCGACGAGCAGCGGCTTTACCGGCGGCGCCGGCGGCGGCGGCGCGGCTGGGCCCTCCGGCGCTGGCGGCACTGCTTTGGATGGTGGATTGAGTGCAAGCGCGGGCGGCAGGGCGAACGGCTCTGCTGGCGTTGCTGGCGGGGCCGTAGGGGCCGTAGGCGGCAATGGGACGGAATGGAATGCGAGTTTCGGTTGCGGCAGCGGTGGCGGCGGCGCAACTGGCAACAGTAATGGCGGCGCGGGCGGACGATACGGCGGTGGCGGTGGCGGCGCCGGTCCCACCAATAACAACTCTGCGCCCGGAGGCCAAGGCCTCGCTGTCATTACTTACACTCCGCTTGTTCCCGCCGTGGCTGGCGCAATCATCATGGCGGAATGAATGAGCACGCAATTCAGACCGCTTGAAATCCCGCCCGGCGTCCAATCGAAGCCGACGAAACAAATGCGCTCTTCGGCCTGGTCCGAGGTCAACCTGATGCGCTGGGTCGAGGGAGAGCTGCAGCCAGTCGGCGGCCAGTCGCAATACGACTACAGCGCCAGCAATGTAGCTTTCGCTTCGCCGATCCGCGCCATCCATTCTTGGTACGACCTTAACGGCGTTTTCTACATCGCTTATTTGTGCGAGAGCAATCTCTACATCGACATCGCCGGAACGTTGACCGACATCACGCCGGTCGGCGGCATGACCCCGCCGCCACCCAATGTCGACAGCAATTATTCGGATGGCCTGTACAGCGCCGACGACTACAGCACCAACAATCCGATTCCGCCGATCAACAATCTGCCGAACGTGTGGAGCCTCGACAATTTCGGCCAGATTTTGTTGGCGATGACCTCGTCGGACGGGCGGCTTTTGCAATGGGATCCGGCGAGCGCCGTCGTCAACGTCTATCAGGACAGCATCTACAACGCGGCTGGCGTTGGCGCTCCCAGTCTCGATATGACCAGCGCGGTCCCGTCCACCGTGGTGCCGGGCCTGACCATCTTCAATCAGTCGGGCAATGTGGCGGTCGGCACGGTGGCGAGCGTCACCACCCCGGCGACGATCGTTTTGACCGGGCCTTCGACCGGCGCTTGTCAGGCTGGCGACCTCTTGATTTTCAATTCCGAGAACGCCGCCAACGCGCAGGCGATTCCGGTCACCAGCAGCGACACCGGCACGGGTTTCGCCCCCAACGCGCGGATGTTCGTGGTGACGCAAGAACGTTTCGTGATGCTGTTCGCGACTTCGGGCGACGGCACGCAAAGCGGCGGCTCGTTCCGGCGCTTTTGCTGGTGCGATCAGGAGAATTTCAACGCCTGGGATTTCACCGACGTCGTTTCGCAGGCCGGCTATCTCGACATCGAGCCGGCGAGCCCGATCGTCTCTGCCAAGGCGACGCCGCAGGGCATTTTGTTCTGGACCGCGACGCGGACCTACATGTCCTCGTTTCTCGGCCTGCCCTACATCTACAATTACGTCGAGATCGCCAAGGCCTGCACGCCTTGGTCGCCGATGAGCGTCGCCTCGACCACAGTCTTGACGCTATGGATGAGCCAGCAAGGGATGTTCAGCTACAATGGCGCTTGGGTCGCCCCGATCCCGTGCTTAGTGCGCAATTGGATCAATGACGATATCGACGACAACATTGTCAGGCAGAAAGCGTTTGCCTGCAACGTCGCCAACTTCAACGAATTCTGGTGGTTTTTCCCGCAGGAAGGTCAATCCGCCAACACCCGGGTGGTGATCTACAATTACAAAGAGAATTGGTGGTCGATGGGCGCGATGTCCCGTTCGGCCGGCGTCACGGCGTCCTACACCACTCAGACGATCATGGCCGATGGGACAAACGTTTATCAGCACGAGCTCGGCAACGTCTATCCTAACAACACGCCGTTGCCGTGGGCCGAGACGTTCGATCTCAATCTGAATTCCGGCTCGCGCTTGACCACGCTCAAGCAGATGATTCCGGACATCAATGGCGATGTGAACAATCTGCGTTATTCGGTCTTCTACCGCATGAGCCGCTCGGTGATGCCGGATCCGAACGGTTTTCCAACCTTAGTGGTCGAGCAGCAGACGGCGCCGCGCAAGGTCAACACCAATAACGGCTTCGTCGACTTCCGCACCACTGGCCGCGACATGCGGCTCAGGATTGCGCTCGCCGGTCCGCAGGTGAACTTCGTCAGCGTCGGCCAGCATCTGGTCGACAGCGTTGCGAGAGGAGATCGGTAGTGGCCGCGCTCAACCCGACTCCGCAGACCGTTCAGCCGCCGCCATTGCCGCCGGGCATCGATCCCGCTACCGCGCTCTACCTGCAGCAATTCACCATGTGGTGTACGCGGCAGTTCAACAGCCGATTAAGTTCTAATACGGCGCTTCCAGGCGTCATGTTACAGGCCAATGATGCGCCCGCAGGCGCGACGCCGAAAGTTTTTCATGTTCAGGTCAAGAGCGACGGGACGGTAGTCGCCAATCCGATTGCGATCGGGAGCGGCAGTCCGTGAGCGCGCATCCCTACCACGCCAAGCTCGCGCGCCTGCTCGACCGGATGGGCGGCCTCTACCATGTGTCAGACATCTTGGCGGCGATCGCCGAGGGCCGGATGCAGAGCTTCGCCGAGGGTGACAGCTGGGCGATCACGCAGACGGTCCAGTTTCCCCGCGCCCGTCTGCTCGAAATTCTGATTGCGCTTGGCGACATCGACGAGTGCCGTCGTTTGCATGATCGCATTTTACAATATGCCAACGCCAATGACATCGGCCTGGTTCAGGCTTACGGTCGGCGCGGGTGGCTCGATCACCCTTTGACCGAAGGCTGGAAGATTCGGACCAAGAGTTTCCTCTATCAACGCGAGCTCTAAGATGGGCGGCTCAAGCACGACGGTTCAGCAGGGGTCTTCCCAGAGCACTAACGAGATCCCTCAATGGGTCCAAAACGCTGGGCAGCAGAATTATGGCTTAGCCCAACAAGTCGCCTCGCAGCCGTTGCAGCAATACCAGGGCCAGATGGTCGCGGATGTTTCTCCGCAAACACAACAAGCGTGGAACCTCGCCGCTAATTCAGGCAACGTAGGCCAGGACGCGCAGAACGCCGCGCAGGCGGGTTATCTCAATACGCTCGGCCAGACGCCGGCCCAGGTTAACGCCAGCACCTACAACCCGGCGCAATTGTCGAACACCAATCTTTCGCCGTACATGAACCCATACACCCAGAGCGTGATCAACGCGACGCTGCCGATCATGCAACAAAACTTAGGGTTGTCGCAGGACCAGAACCAGGACGCCGCGGCCTCGGCTAACGCCTATGGCGGCTCGAGACAGGCGATGCAGCAGGGCGTCACCCAAGCGCAGGGCGCGCTCGGCATGGGCCAGATGGCGGCGCAGTTGAACCAGGCCAACTACGGTCAGGCGCAGCAGGGGGCGCTCAGCGACGTCGCGGCGCAGAATGCGGCCAGCCAGTTCAACGCCGGGGCGCAAAACACCGCGCAGGCGCAAAACCAAGCTGCAGGATTGAGTCAGGAGCAATTGGTCAATCAGGCGTCGCAGGGGCTGGGCACGCTCGGCACTCAGCAAATGCAAAACAACATCGCCAATTACGGCATGCTGACCTCGGCCGGCGGCTTCGAGCAGCAGCAGGCGCAGAACGACATCAATGCTCAGATGGCTAAGTTCCAGCAGGCTTTTCAATACCCGCAGCAGCAGCTCGGGATGATGGAGAGCGCGCTCGGCATGACCCCTTACGACACCGGGACGTCGGGCACCTCGTCCTCGACTACCACTCAGACCCAGTCGAATCCGATGGCCGCGGCGCTCGGCGGCATGCAGACGCTTGGCGGGCTGTTTTCGGGCGGCAGCGGCGCCGGCGCGCTTACCGGCCTGCTCGGCCTCTCCGATCGCCGATTGAAGACCGACGTCGTCAAGATCGGCAAGCACCCGACCGGCATCGACATGTACGCCTATCGGTACAAGGGCGACCCCAAGCACTACCCGAAAGTGGTAGGCCCGATGGCCGAGGACGTGAAGAAGATCGCGCCGCACGCGGTGCGCCAGGTGACTTCGAAGGGGCACATGGCCGTGCACATGGACATGCTGAACGCGCTCGCCCCTTCGTCGCCAGGGGTGGCGAAGGCGATCGGGATACTCAAACAGAGCCCCCAGCCCGGAGGAGCCCTGTCGCCTGACGCCACCCCGCCGTCGCGCGGGATTCTTTCGAGTGGGAAACTGCGCGCGCCGGGAGCTCCAATCATAGGGGCCCTCGGTGGCTGACAACCCCTACGCGCCGTCGAATCTCGCCGCCCCGCCGGCTCGCCCGGTCACGCCGACGCCGCCTGCGCCGGCGACTTCGACCACCTATGCGCCGTCGTTCAACATCAAGTCGGCTCTCGTCAATGCTGGCATGACGCCAGGCGACGCGACCACGCTGACTGCGGTCAGCGGCGCGGAGAGCAATTTTGGCAAGAACCCGGTCAGTCCTCCCAATAAGAACGGGAGCCGTGACTACGGCGTCTTCCAGATCAACGACAAAGCCTGGCCTCAGTTCGGTGGTCCCAAGGTCGCCACGCTGCCGCTTGATCAGCAGGCGGCGTTCGCCGCCCACATCTGGAATACGCAGGGGCCGAAGGCCTGGTCGACTTACACCAGCGGAGCTTACAAGAAATTCCTCAATGGCGCAGACGCTGCGACAGCGACAGCTCCGAGCTCGCCGGCCGCCGTGGCCGCCGCCAATGCGCCGCCCGCGAACATCGGCACGGCGCTCGCGGCGCTAACCCAGCCGGGCGAGGGCGGAACCAAGTCCACGATGGATAATCTACAGTCGACTTTCGCGGGTGGGGGAGAGTCGGCTCCGGCGCCGATGAACCTCGAGGGGCAGCAGGCGGCTTCCGCGATGGGCAACGCGCGCCAGGCGCAGATCGCCGCCATGGCCCCGCAGTTGATGATGCAAGCGCGGCAGATGGGCGGGCTGCAGGGCGCTCGAGGCGCGCCGAGCCTGGGCTCGACTATGGGCTATCAGGGCGGCCAGATGATGCCGATGGCGACGGCGGCGCCGACGCCGGGCACAACATTGAATTCCACAGGAGCGTTATATGGCTAGTGGCGACGATCCGCTTGCCGACTATCAGAACATGCTCGGCCTGCAAGGGCTCACGGGTCCGAACCCCTATCTTCAGTTCACCGGGCAGATCCCGATGGCCGGCTTTATGGGCGCGCCGACCAACGCTTCGGGTCAGCCGATCCAGAGCTTCACGGACACCCAGAACGCTTCGAACGCCTGGAACGCCGCTAATCCCGCGCCTGGCACGACGTTAAACACCAGCGGCGCGGTCGCTTCGACCGCCAATCCGTTCGCCGGCATTCAAGAGCCGCAAGGCATGAACACCGCCTCGACGGAGCCCCGCGGCGGTTTGAGCCTGGCGCAATGGAACGCGCTGTCGGGGCCGCAGAAGGCTTCCCTTTACGGCCCGCAAGGAATTGTCGGTTACAGCAACCAGACCGACCAGGGTCACGGCTTTGGCTCGGACTACGAGCCGATTTACGGCTCGATGCAGCCACAGGCGCAGACCCAAGCTGCGCCGGCTGCGGCGCCGGCGCCCACCAATCCCTACAACATGCGCCAGGCTTATCTCGACGCCCTTTCCAACCCGGGCCATGTGGCCACGCCGGGGGCGCAGATGCTGCCCGGCACGTCGCCGACTGGGCCGATCGGGTCGAACCAGCAACCGAGCGTGCTGCAGGCCTTCCTGGCTCAGCATCCGTCCGGAGGGACGGCGATTCCCGGCGGATATTCCAACAAGAGCTTCTTTAATACTTTGAACCAGCTGCAATCGGCCAAGCCGGGGGCGACCACATGATGATCACCCCCTCTTTGCTTTGCTGGGCTACGCTGAGCGTTGCTCTGCTAAGCACTGCAATGCTTAGCTGGGCTAAGCTCCGCTGTGCGGGAGCATCATAACATGATCGGTGCGGAACTGTTAAATCTTTTGTACGGTAATCCGTACTCGCAACTGGCTGGGGCGATGAACCCCGCGCCGCAGCCGGCGCCCAATCCCAATCCGAACGCGCCGCCCTCGCGCGCGCCGGCGCCCGCGGTGGTTGGCCCGAACGCTTTGGGCTCGAATGTTCCTCCGTCGATGCAGCGTCCTGTAGGGGGTCCGGTCCCAGCGCCTCCAGGAGCCCCGCAAACGCCCCCTGGAGCCCCGCCTTCTCCGGCAGGCCCTCCACCCCCTCCACCGATGCAGCAAGGCCTGCCGCCGACCGCGGCGACCCAATCGCCGCCGGATCTGGCGAACCTGTACCTGCAGATGGAGCAGCGCAACCGCTCGGCGAACGAGATCGACCACGGGCTCAGCCTGATGGCGGCCTCGATGTCGACCCCCTCGATGGCCAACGCGATCATGGGCTCGCAGCGCCAAGGGCAGGATCCCGGCGCGCAGCTGGGCAATCTGATCATGCTGCAGAACATGCAACGGATGCAGAGCATCCCGGCCCCGCAGGGGCTCGACCCGACCACTTGGGCTGCGCTACCGCCCGATGCAAAAACGAAGTACATCGAAGCGCAGGGCGCGGCGAATATTGACATCAGCAAAGAGGGCGCGCTCACCAAGCAGAAAGACCTGCAAGAGGCGCAGCAGAAAGCGCCAACCGCGCTCGCTCAGATGGGCGATATGGACAAGCTGGCCGGCTCGATCTCCTCAACCCAAAACGCCGATGGCTCGCCTGCACTGCAAAGTATTCTTGGCAGCGATCGGAAAATCGCGGCGGCTAGGGAGTTGATGCAGGACGATCCTGGCCTGATGGGAACTGGCAGAACGTTGCTCGCACAAGGTCAACTGAGCACCCAGGAACAGGCCGTGCTGCAGAACATCAAGCAACTTAAAGGCCAGGTCTACGGTGATATTTTCACCGCGGCGGGTTCGAAGCGCACTGGGACGGAAATCAAGAATGTTCAGGAAGGCCTTAGCCCGCTGATGAATTTCAATCAGGGCTACGACGCCTACATGAAGCAGTTCGGAACTTTCCAGAACACATTGCACAAGAGCATCGCCAACACTTACGGCGCGGCGGGGCGGGTGGACGAGATCCCCGACAGCATGAGATGGGACACCAGCGATCCCAATAATCCAAAGCCGTTGGTGGACTCGACTTATCTGCCGAACGGCAGTCTCTACGCGGGCGGCGGCCAATGGGCGAGCAACCCGCCGAAGGCGCAGGGCGGGGGCGCTCCGTCCTCCGCGGTCGCCTACCTGAAGGCTAACCCCAATCTGGCGGCGCAGTTCGACGCCAAATATGGAGCAGGCGCGTCGAAGGCCGCCCTGGGGCAATAATGGCCAACCCGTTCGACCAGTTCGACGCTACGGCTGCCCCGGCGGCAGGCAATCCGTTCGACCAGTTCGACGCTAAGGCTAAAACAGCGACCGCCAAGCCGGGGCCTGACTTCTCCGCTTCGAATCCAGCCACCTGGGCGCTCGCCGGTCTCGATTCGGCAGGCATGGGGCTCGGGACCAAGAATCCGTTCATGACTATGCCGCCTCAACTGAGCCAGGACGTCGCCGCGGCGCATGAAGGGCTCGGTTGGATGGATTATCCGCTCTCTGCCGCGGCCTATGCTGTGGGGCCGGGCAAGGTCCTCGGACCTGCGGGCAAGATGATCGGCGGCGCCGGGATCGGCGGCACGGTGGCTGAGGGCGCGCTTGCGGGTGGAGCGAGCAGCGCCATAGCCGACCCGACTAATGTCGGCGGCATTGTAGGAGGCGCGGTGACCGGCGGCGCGCTGGGCGCGGCTGCGCATGGCCTCACCAAAGGCGTGAATACCGGCTTGAGTAAGTTTTACGGCAAGGAAGGGAGCATCGACCCGCAGGCCGCGATCGCCGCCACCAAGGCGGCGCGCGACGAGGCCTATGCGCCGCTGAAGGACATCGCCTTCAACCCCAGCGACGTGCTCAACGCCCACACCGGCGTGACGCTCACTCCTGGCATGGCGGCCGACGTCACCTCGGGCATGCAGAGCATGCTCGGCAAGCAGCGCGACGCGATCCAGAGCGGCGGTAATACAGCCAACGACATCGCCGACTATATGACCAATCTGAAGTCGGTCAGCGGCTCTCCGAGCGCGAGCAACGGCGACAAACTGCTCGCCGGGCAGACCGCCAGCAATCTGAGCGATCTACTCACCAACGCCAATCCGATCACCGATCACGCGCCAGGCGAGGCGGCGCAGACGTTGCAGCAGGCTCAAGCTGCGCATCAGCAGTACATGATGGCGCAGAACCTGGCCGAGTGGCAGCGCATGAATGCGGGTAGCGTTCCGCTTGGCCAAGCGCCCTTCACTGAGGCTGAGAAATATTACCAGGGCCAGAGCCCGGACGCCCTTCAGAACTACAAGGCCTTGATTGATTTGTACAAGAAAAGCTCGAACCAAAACGATCCCAGTTGGGCGCTGGGGCACATGGCGTCCCATGCGGCTGGAATGGCTGGCGGAATGATGTTTGGCTTCCCAGGTGAATTTCTTGGGGAGGCGGCTGGCTATCTAGGGATTAAACCTGCCGTCAAAGGGGTGTTCAAAGGCATGAAACAGGACGCCGTGGGAAGGGCTCTTCAGCAGGCCTACCCACAATTGACCGGGCAGCAACTCACGGGCGCGCAGCCCGGCCCGCAGGTTGGCGATCTGATCAAGAATCTGACGCTGGGCAGCGCCTATTAATCCAGGTCGCGGATCCAGTTTGGATTTACCAGCATAATCCCACCCCACAGAATGGCGACGAACAACATCGCGAGCGCCATGGGAGGGAAAAATACCAAACTAAACAGGAATAGTAGAGCAAAGTACGAAGCGATAAAGAGCATTGTGGCATTTCCTTTTTGGTGAACAGCGGAGGAGAGGGTCACGGGTTGTGCGGCCTGACCCTCCCCTCCTAACGCTCGCCTGATACGGTCCTTGAGTGGCGGGGGCCTAGCACAAGGAGCCTCTGGCGAGCATAGGGGGTTTCAACTCGCCTCAGACGAGCGCGTTCCTTCTTCGGAAGCCCATCAACCCCATGAGGCCGAAGCCTAGCGCCAACATCGCCCAAGTGGAAGGCTCGGGCACGTTGGTGGTCAGCTGGGTCGAGCCGCCGAACGACTGACGCGGCGCGGTGAAGTCGACGGCGAATTGGATCTCGTCATTGGTGAACGGGCCAGTTGCTGACGAAACCGGACCAAAAGAGCCGTCAAGCAACGCAGCGGGGAACGTGTGCGTAGCGAGCAGGGCGCCATCGGCGAACGTGCTCTCCGTCGTCGGGCCGGGATCGTTGGTCAAACCATTGACCGTGAACGTGGAGAGCGTGTTGCCGAGCCCGCTGATGGCGCTTTGCAGCACGTCGATGGTTAGTGTGTGCGCGCCGGTAAAGCCCGCCGATGCGGTGGCGTCGAGCGTAACGGCTGACAGATCGGCATTCGGTAGGATGGGCGAGCCTTGCGCGTTGATGGTGATGTTGGCGAAGTTTGCGTCATTGGCCGTGAGGCTCGCCGCGCCGGTGGTGATCCCGGTGACGTTGTCGATGAGCGCGCCATTGTCGAACACTTCGATCTGTAGCGTCGCCTTGGCCGGCAGCGTCAGCAGCGCGAGCGCGGCGGTCGTTAATAGCAATTTTCGCATTTTTGAGTCCCTCTTCGATTATGCGCCCAGAGCCTTCATCGCACGAACGAGCTCTGGGTGGCCAGCAAGTTCCACGATCTCTTCGTCAGTTGGGTTTCGTAGCTTCGTCTCCTCATCGTAGATCATCAAATGATGACAGTAGAGGCACACCGAGACGTCGCCGGGCCCGGGCCCGCGGCCGCCATCGACCGGCGTCGCGGCGTCCGTGTCTTTACCGCAATTGGTGCAGCGCGAGTTCGGGGTGTGATAGGCGTCAGTCACGTTTTCGATCCCTCAGAGCGTCCGCCACTTTCCTGGCCATATCGCCCAGCGGCTGCATCTGTCGCAGGCAATATTTGACCCCGTCCCGGTAGCCCCAGAAATACGAAGCGATCATCAAAACGCTGACGACCGCCGCGATGACGAGGTTCTCCCAGTTCATGCGGGCGCCGCGGTCTTGAGATTGCGGAAAACCGACTGGTAGAGGCGCTCTTTTCGTTGCAAAGCTTTGACGATGCGGCGATCGAGCGCCGAACCGGAAAGGTCAATGTACGAAACGTATTCGCCCGTCTGGCCGCGGCGATGGATGCGGTCTTCGACCTGGTCGCGGGTGTCGGCCGAGTAGGAATTCTCGAAGAAGATCATGGTGCGGCACTTGTCCTCCTCGACGTTGACGTCGCCAAGCAAGGTGTGGCCATATTTCGACGCCTCGGCTTGTAGGAGGATGATCCGGCAATGGGGGTCGTTGTTGAACCTGGCCTTTTGCTCCTCGACGTCGTCGGGATTCATTCGGCCGCGGATCCAGGCGGGATCGTATTTTGTCAACGCTTTCAGAAGCAGATCGAAGACCGGCCGATGGCGGTAAACGATACAGACCTTGCCCTCGACCTCATCGTCAAGAATCTGTTTGAGCAGTTGGAGCCGGGGATTCTCGCTCGGCTTCACGAGCTCGTGAACATCACCGGATTCGTCATATACGAAGCCCGTCTGGATTTGGGCCAGTTTCTCATATTTGGCGATTGCGACGTCGACCGTGACGACCCCGCGTTCGATCTCGACTAGGAACTGATGTTCCATTTGGCTGTACTGAGCGAGTTGCGCGGTCGACATCTGATAATCGCGAATGGTCGGGCTCTTGCGCGGCAGATCCGGGAGCCAATCTGCCTTCTTCGCCTGAAACACCGCCGGGGCCATGATGCGAGCGAGCACCTCGGCGTTCTTCTCCGCGATCACCTCTTTGTTTTGCCACCCGCCCATGATGCAGAACGCGCCGCGGAAGGCGTAGAAATTGCGATCGGTGAATAGATCGATAGCGCGCAATTGCCCCCACAAGTCTTGCGGGCCTTGGGTTTGCGGGCGTCCGGTGAGCAGGCGCTTCCAGTAGCAGACGGCCGCCAGGCGGTGGACCGCCTTGGTTTGGTTGGATCGGTGCCCCTTGATCTGAATCGATTCGTCGATCGCCAGATACGTCTTGCCGACCGCCGCCCACTTGACGATCGCAGTCAAGACGCCTGGCCTGCGCAAAGCCTCATAGTTCACGATCAGGATCGCCGGCGCATTGTGGCCCTGGCGAGCAAGAAACCGCTGCGCCTCCTCTTTTTTCGAGGATTGAAAGACGTGGAAACTGAAGCTGAAACCATGCTTTTCGATCTCGTCGACCCAGCCTTGCTTGAAGGTGTTGGGGGCGACGACGATCATCTTGTCGGCCTGGCCGAGGCCCTGGTACCACGAGTATTCGGTCAACGCGCACAGCGTCTTTCCCAAACCTTGTTGGAGAAACCAGCCGACACCTGGCTTGTCCCTGGCGAAATCCAGGGCCGCGATCTGGACCGGGTCAAGCGCGCTCACTTATCCGTTCTCGCTGTTTTGATTTCTTCGATGGCTTCCCGCACTTCAGCCAAAGAGCGTTTGCCAAAATTAGGTATTCTCAACAATTCCCTATCCGCGGCGTCGTCTATATCTCCAGCAGTTTCGTAATCAAGCTTGAGACAATTTTCGGAGCGGACGCTGAGGTACATTTCCGACAGAGGCGTCAAGCGCCAGGAAGGCGATTCCTTGGCGGTGAACTCGCTCTGCTTGATTGCGCGCCACAGATACCGGAGCTCAAGGTCCGTTGAACAGTGCGGGCATCGGATGATGATCACTTCTTCTTCCACTTGCCATCATTGGCGTGCTCGAGCACGCCATATTTGCGCAGTTCCTCGAGCCGCGAAGTAACGGAATTGCCGGAGTAACCGGCGGCCACAATTGCGGGCGCCATCTCGACCGCGCGCTTCGGCCCAGTGGAGAGCTCCGTCATAATGAGGCCGTTGATGCCCTTCTTCAGATTCGGGCCTGGCGAGGGGCGTTTGTTGATCTGGCGCTTGGGTTTGTCTGATCCCAGCTTTCTGACTTGAGCTTCAAGATCAAAGCGCGGAGTTTTGTCGAGCACCTCTTCGACCGACAGGTTCTCGATCGGCAGCATCTTCGCCATCAGGCCGAACAGCGTCTCGCCATCGATGGTGAGGCCGATCCGGAATTTAACAGTCATCGCCGGGTTCCTTATCCATGGCGTCGAGCCACTCTTTGATCCGGATCGCCGGGTCGTAACGGCACGGTAGGCAGACGCAAACGATCGCGATGATCACGAGCACGAGGCTGAACCAGTTCATTGGGATGCCGCTATAGCGTCGAGGCTCAGCAGGAAATCGGCGATGAGGATAACGAGAGCGTCTTTCGCTTGCTGGTTCAGATCAGGGAACAGCGCGAGAATCACGGTTCGCGCATGCCTCTCGTATTCCGTCTTTGTCATTTCGCTCTCCTGATCTTGGCCATGCGAATGACGTGGCCCATCGACTTCGGCGTCGGCTGAATCAGCGGCACTACCTCGTAAGGCACGATGCCGAGCTTGTAGCCGAGCGCGCGCAGGACCGCGTTGACGGTCGCCGCCTGCGGCCGGCGGGTCGTGCCGGAGAACCACATCGCCAGCGTCTGCGTTGAGACGTTCGAATCATCGTGGATCTGTTTGTAGGTTCTGCCACTTAGCTGCACGACGGTGCGGATCTCGTCGATGATCGGATCCTTGTCGACGAAAACATAGCTTTTGTAGGTGAAACCCTTAGTCATCTTTTCTCCCCGAGAAATTCACGCAGATTTTCCCGCTCGACGGGATCGGGAATGTCAGCAAGCCACTGGCAGGTGAGGCAGCGTTCGCGCACTTCGCCCAGCGCGTCGTAGACGTCGCAGCCACAATCCTTGCAGACGTAGGTTGGCTCGTCAGGCATCACCTAGCTCCTCGACTGCGCGCACCTGGGTGCGCTGACGAGCGGTCGCAGCGACGCTGTTTTCGAGCGTCTTCGCCTCGAGCGCCTTGTCACGCAGCCGGGCGTAGAGCGCGATCCGGTTCCAGTGCTTCGGCTCGTTCGGATCACCGTTGAGGATCATCGCCAGGCGCGTCGCAATCTGCTCCAAAGCTTCCTTAGATTCTGGAGGCATCGGTTCCCAGTTGCGTCCCCGCCGGATGGCGAACTTGAGGGCTTGGGCGAGCTGGGCGGTGTCTTCAAAAGGACCATTGGTGATCTGCTTTTCACGTAGGCTGTCGTCGAGGTTCATTTCGTTCCTTTGAGATATTCGAGCAGTACGGCGACCCACTGCCCATTGCCGTAAAAGCAGGTGCGGACGTCGGCCTCTTTCACCCACGGACTCACGAACATGTTTCGCGCCTTCCAGCCGATCAGGACCGCGGTCATGCCGGCGGCCCGAATGCGGTTGCCTTCGTGCCATTGGCGTTCGGTAGGGGCGAAGAGGTTGCCGGTAATGATCTTGCCTTCGCCCCAGACGATGGGATGACCGGGCAGCTTGATCACGAGATCGAGCAACCCGGTCGCCCAGCGGTCCTCCCACCGCCGCGCGTACCCGCCAGAGAGGGCGTTGATCTCCCTGACGAGTTCGCGTTTTCGCGTGGCTTCGTCCATTACTCAGCCGCCTGCTTGAGCGGTATAGGCTCGACGAGAAAGGTAACGACGATGCGCCCGGTCACCGGATCGTAGGCGACCAGGAAATCATTGGGCACGACGATCAGACCATGCTTTTCGCCATGAGGCTGAATCAGCGCAGGCAAAGTCTTGGTGAATTGCTTGGTCTGGTCGTTCATCGCTTACTCCGCTGCTCGCTGATAGCCGCTCGTCAGTCCGTAGAGGCCTTCGCCCACACGCTCGATGACGCGGCCCTTCTGCAGCGCCGCCAGGCCGGTCGACAGCGAGCCTGCCGCCAGCCCCTTAGCCTCGAGAGCCTCCTTAAGCTCCTTGGCGGTCAGAGGGCCGTTCTGCAGCGAGGCGAGAATGGTGTCGTTGACCTTTGAACCGCGCGCCGGGCGTCCCGGAGCGGCGACGCTCATCGGCTGACCGCCGACCGGCGTGGTGGTGATGACGACCGATTCGACCAGAGGGCCGATCTCCTCGATGAACCGAGCCAGCTGCTCGGCGTTCTGCATCTTGATGGTCGCGCTATAGGTGTTCTTCATTTCACTTCTCTGTTTGGCACCTTGGTACCGGACCAATCACCGTAGATTTCGAGCGCGCACCGCATGGCCCGGCTCGCCATCTTCAAATGAACCCCCTGCTTTAGTAGGTCATCTGTGTTTCTGACAATGTCCAAATGCTCGATCACGATCTCCAGCACCTCGTCCAGAGTGACCATGTAGGGGTAGCTCAAACCGTCATCATCTTCGTCCATGCGTCCTTGTGAGCCTCCTCTATGGTCGAAAACCGGCCCGACCATTCCTCGACCCCGCTGGTGATGCCGACCCGCAGCCAGCCATAGGTCGGCGTCTTCTTGTGTTTGAACAGCACCACTCGATAGGCGCGGTTCTTGTAGGTGAAACTGTGGACGAAGTTGCCGTTGGCCGACTTGCCCCAGTTGCGCAGCGACATGAAGGTGTATTGTACGTACTGATCCGAATTCCGCATGCGCGGATTGGGTGGATTCTGCGGCTCGTCCGGGATGTCGTGGAACGTCGGCTCTTCGGTCTTCTCGTAGCGACGCAGGATCTCGAGCGCGATCATGCGCGTCGCCGGATCGCCGCGCGTGTCCGAGGCCAGCGCGCGAATCTTGGCGAGACGTTGCGGCGTCATCAAACAAGTCCGGCGCCTTTGAGCTGACAAATGCGTTGCAGCAAATAGAGCAGCGTCGTGGTTGGGTCAGGAGCCATCCATTTTTCGCTGAACATTCCGTGCGCTACGCGCGCGGCGATCGACAGACGCATGATGTTGCGACCGCGCTCGTCGTAATAGGGGCCAAGCGCGTTCGTGATCATCGCCTCGGCCTCGGCCCAAGTTTCTGGGACTTCGGCGACGAGCCGGTTTTTACCGCCGGTAATGACGAATTTCATTCCCCATCCACCTCTTCGAACCTAAGCCACCGGATCTCGCAGCCACATCGGCGCGCCATCAGACCGATGATCTCGATCATCATCTCTTCTTGCTCTTTACGTGAAAGCTCTGGGAAGGCGTCGAGCAGGGCGAGCTTGATCACCCCATGGTTAACGATCGCCGTAACCTTGACGTAGTTCTCTGGACTGAGCTGTGGCATTTAGGCGCCTTGAATTTGCGGAGGAGCTCGCCCGCAATCGGGGGGCGAAAGGTGGGGCAAGCTCCTCCTACCCCTGCTCGCTTGCAGGGGGTTCAGAATGGGATTTCTTCCCCGTCCTCCATTTTGTCAGCGAAGTCGCGTTTGGAGCCTTCGGTGCGCCGCTCGGTGTTGATGTCGTCGGCCTCGCCCTCAAAGTCGGTGACGAAGCCAGACTTCGCATATTGGTCGTAGAGGGCGCGCGTGAACTTGCCCTCCTCTTCGTCCTGCAGGTTGCCAACATACTGATATTCATAGGTAAAATAGGGATCCCCGGTCGGCCCGGTCTTGCGCTGCACGACGATCCGGTACCGCTGGAAATACTGGTCGACGCCGACTGCGCGCGTGGTCGAAATGAAGTTCTGGGTCGGCGTCACGCCGGTGCGCGCGTTGGTGAACACGCACAATTGCTTCTGGCCGTTCGGTAGATCGATGAGCCAGAGCACATCGTAGGTCAAAGTGGCTGCGGGCTTCGAACTCGGATCATC